AACAATCAGAAACGACTAGAAAAATTGACTAACGAAGAGATACAGGCGGAGATTGACAAGCTAAAGGGTGCAGGTAATGCAGATAGCAACTGAAAAAGAATTAAGAGTTGAACTTGCTAATAGGCTTAACGAGGCTAAATGTGAACTTGCGAGGCGTAATTTTTATTTTTATTGTCAAGTAAAAGCTCCCAAATTTTATACTGAGGACAAGTCTTACTTAAAACAGTTTTGCAATCTTCTTCAAAGATTTTATGAGGGGCGGTGGCTAAAGCCGAACGGAAAAGCTTATAAAAAATTAATAATTCAAATGCCTCCACGGTTTGGTAAAACCAGGACTCTTATATTATTTAGTAGCTGGATTTTTGGCAGGAATCCATTATATAAAATTATGTGTGCATCATATAATGATAGCTTGGCCAACCAATTTTCAAAGTTTACCAGAAATATCATTACTGAAATTAGACTTGCAGAAAATCAAATAATCTATAACGATATTTTCCCGGATACTCGTATCCAGAAAGGGTCTGCGGCTGCTGAGGTATGGGCATTAGAGGGTACTTTTTTTTCATATCGCGGATCGGGAATTAATGGAACAATAACAGGCGTCGGCGCAAATTTGCTATTAATTGATGACCCGGTACGTAGTGCAGAAGAGGCTTATAATGAGGAAGCATTAAATAAAATCTGGCTATGGTATACTTCTACTTGGTTAAGCAGGGGAGAGGGTGAAATCGAATCCGAAATAGTCCAAGACGATTATGAACCGTTAGAGATTATAACAAATACCCCGTGGGCTAAAAGGGATTTATCAGGACGCATATTAAATTTAGAGTTTGCAGATGACTGGTATGTATTTAGCTTACCGGCTTGTTTAGACGAAAAGAAACATATAATGCTTTGTGATAAGATTTTATCCTGGGATAGATACTATAAGAAATCATTAACTGTTGATGAATTTATTTTTTCTGCCAACTATAAAATGAAACGGATTGACGCTAAAGGGTTGCTATATAAAGAATTTCAAACTTATAAACAATTGCCAGACACATCAAATAAAAATTTTAAAGGGCGATTGATGATCGCGGATACAGCTGATAAAGGTGAAGATTATTTTACAGCTATATTTGGGATATACTATGACAATTTATTTTTTGTAACAGATATTATATATACTCAGGATGACATAGACAAGACTGAAGAGCGGGTAGCGCTCAAAATGTTTAATTATAAAATTCAGATTGCGCATATTGAAGATAATGGAGCCGGTCATAATTATTCATATATTATCAAAAAGACATTAAAAACAAAGCATAATTATAATTGTAGCTTTCAAGACTTTACTACTGACAAGAACAAACAGGCGAGAATATTTTCCCGCAGTATAGATGTTATGAATACTATAGTATTCCCAGAAAATTGGAAATATCAATTTCCTGAATTTTATACTGCTGTTACTGAATATTCAAGGATTGGAAAGAACAAACATGATGATGCCCCAGATTGTTTAACATCGGTGGTTGAAAGAGCTGTAGCAAGTGTCGGGTTTAGTGATGATTTTAGAAATCGCATGGCTGCCAGGGATAATTCCGGTTATAGGTATGAGGGGTAAAGTATGGGGTGGCTAAAAAATTTACAGATAAAATCATTCGAAAAAACATTTAAGCGATTGAAGGATATGGCAATAAAGTTAAATACAACATTTGATTGGTTTAAATCTAAAAATCAGACATCCACCGTGACTAGACAAATCGTTTCCAGACCCAATCAAGTAGACTGGACAGATCAATATTCTGCAAATCAAGTTTTATTATGGGCGTTGTATCATAATGAATATCCAGGATTTAAATTGGCTGGTTTTATTTTCAAGAAGCCAATCAACATTCCTGTTCAGTTAATGGGAATTCCGGTGCCAAAATGTGAGAATGCTAAAATAGCAGAAGCATTATTGGACTGGGTGGAAAAAAATCAAATGTTTTTTGAATATAACCACAAATCAAGCCATTTGTCTGGTAATTCCTGGGTATGGCCTAAATATAGTAGTGCATTAAAAAAAGTGATAATAGAGTTGATTCCGGATAGCTCCGTTCTCTCTCCAATAAAAGATATTGAAACCGGAGAAATAGTAAAAATAGTTACTGATGAGCAAATACAAATTGCTTATGATGATGGTGATATTACTGCATATATTAGACGCGTAAGGGTTTTTACAAAAGAGACTATACAGATTACCTGGCCGGATAAGGGGCCATTAAGTGGACAATTAAAAGATGTTGTTTATAAAAATGTAATAGGTATATTACCTATAAATTTCGCTAATGATAAAGATGCGGATGAAGTTAGAGGACATAGCGATTATGAATCGATCATTCCTGCTGCTAAAAATTACCATGATACTGAATTGGCAGCATCAAGAGTATTTGGTAAATTTACCGTAAAACAAATTCATACACTTCCGGAAGGCGATACTGGGCCTGAAGATTGGGAAAAAAATAACGCGATTACTTGTGAAAGGTTAAATGTTTTAGAAAAGGATTTTTTTGTAAATCGGTTTGGCGAAAAAGATGAATATATTTTTCCGCAAGGTATCGCCGAAGCCTATAATAAACGACTAGAGATAATTTTTTGGCAAATTATGGAGGGGTCTCCTATAGCAGAATTATTCTGGGGTGGTGCTGTGCCAGGTAATAACAATTCTACCCAGGCTACCGAAACACAAATAGTTGATTTTGCCAGACAGAAACAAAAACAGCACACTGACAACTATGTTAAACTTTTTTCTGCCATAGCAACCTTATATGGCATCTTAAAAATGGATAATCAAAAAACTCCGATTACCGTTGAGTGGAATGCTCTTGATTCTCTTGATGAAACGACAAAAGTAGAAATATTAAGTAAATTTACAACGGCCATCGGGAATATTATTAATAATGCATCAGGCACATTAGAGCAGGTTTATGAATTATGGGTAAAAATGTATCCAGAAATTACTCCAGATACATTTGATGAATGGGAAAAGATGATAGGTGCTACTGCAAAACATAAAACATTTAAAGATTCTGCATTCGAACTGATTGCTGATATGAATGGCAGTTCAGATATATTAGCGGTTGATAAAAATATGCCGGATGTAGTGCCTGGGGAAAATTTACCGGAAGATGGTGATTTAGAAAAAAATAGAACGCAGGAAGAGGTGCCCGAGTGACCAATAAAGAATATTCCGATTTGCTTATGCAGGCCAGAAAACAATTTCCTCGAATTACACTAGACGCATTAAAAGAAATTAAAAAAGCTTATAGTGGAGCAGTTGAAAGTGTCATAGTGAAGTTAAAAGAAGCTGAAGGTTATTCCCCTATAACTGTTGAAAGTTTAAAAAGTATTTTAGCGCAGTTAAAAAAAGGTGTAAGTACAATTGAAAATCAATTGATATTAAACAATATGATTGATAATCAATTGCGAATAAGTATCCCTAATTGGTTGGAGGTACAAAAAGCATTATCAAAGGCTTCCAGGAGTATTGGTGAAAACATAAATTTAATGGTGCCTGATGTTGTAAAAAAAGGCGCTGGGATAGTTCAGGGAATAAATGAGGATTATTTAATTGATGTGATTAATTTAACTGGTGGCGCAGTAAGTGAAACCGGTATTGTAAATATGTTCTTTGCCGTTAATGATAAATTAATTGCCAATATAGCAGGTAGAATATTTCAGGATGGATATTCATACAGCCAAAGAATATGGGGTTTAGGGAATATGTTTGATGATGATATCAAGCGTATTCTTATGACCGGGCTGGTAGAAGGTAGAGACATTCTGGATATAGCAAAAGATTTAGATGTCTACGTAAATAAAGGGTATCAAAAATTAATGGGAAGATATGGTTCGTTGATTAGGGGAACTGCTGCTTTTCGTAACAGAATACGGCAAAATATATATTACCCCTCGATGCGGTTAGTAAGAAGTGAATTGTACGCAGGATTACATGATAACACTATTTATTGTGGAAAAATAAATCCTGCTTGTAATGGGTTTATCGACTGGATAAAAAATACAACTGAAGACTGGAATTGTCCGTGTCCCGAATTAGAAGCAGGCTCACCTTATGCAATTGACAAAGTACCAGGATATCCACATTCGAATTGTTTATGCGATCTTCGACCGAGGCTTATGGATCGGAAACAATTTGTTGCCGATATGACCGCTTGGGGGAATGGTGAGAACGTGCCATATATTGAAAATTGGTATAATCAATATTATCGTCAATTTGCGGAGGTAGCTGTATGATGGAATGTATGATGGAAATAATCAAAACATATAAAACAGCAAAAGGTGAAATTTTTATAGGTGAAACTGAAGAAAAAAAACTTATAGAATTTTTTATTCAAGAACCAATTAATAATAAATTAAACATTGTTGTATCAACACAATATGGATGTTCAATGAAATGTGCATATTGTAATACAAAAGAGATTGAACAACAGGAAAATATTGAAGAAAAATATTTAAAGAAACAGATAGAATTCGCTATGCATAAATACAATCCAAAGAAAGAAACTAAAGTTAAAATACATTTTGCAAGAGTTGGAGAGCCGACATTTAATTTTGATATTTTTAGAATGTTGAACGACTTATACTGTACTCATTTTAAAGGGTTTTATCCTCAAAATTTTTATCCTGTAATAATTACGTCTATGCCAAAGAAAAATAAAAGATTATTAGATTTTTTGGCTACGTATTATGTATATGATTATACCTGGATAGGAGAATTGCAACTATCAATAAATATATTTGATAATAAAGAGCGAAAAAAAATAATGCCAGGGTCTATGTCAATAAAAAATATTAGTAGATTATTTAAGAGATTAAAAGAAGATGAACGTTTTCATAAAGATAAAAAAATTACATTAAACTTTTTTATATATGGTCAAAAAATAAATTTTAAACAGTTAAAAAATCTATTTAGTCCTAATAATTTCTTGATTAAAATTACTCCCTTGTATATAATTAATGATTACATAAAAAACAATATGGTATCTGATAATTATTATGAATGGGAAAAATATGAAAAAGGATTTAAAGATGTTGGATATGAAGTGATAGTAAAAAATAAAGAAGTGAATAAAGATAAAATCCGATTACTTGGCGGAGATGGAATATTAAATTTAAGGAGTGTTATATGAAAAGTAAATTACAACCCAAAGATATAAATAAACCAGATATCAGGCACGGAGTAAAGCATAAATTATTTTGTGGCGCTCCGTTAAAATATAATGATGATAAGCCGGACATAACAGCGGCAGAGATTCCGACTACTATCCCGGAATCTGCTTAAAAAGAATGGATAACAGAATCCAGAATTTGCGATTCAAGAAATTGAATACCCGATTAAAGCAAATGGATACTGGTATAAGGAGTAAATATGCAGATCGTAAAAGAAAAACATAACAGACCAAAAACTTTGGATTGTGGAACTAACCAGGGGGTAAAATATAACGAGGAATTGACTATTGATAAATTATCAATACCGACATTAATCCCTGCTGCGATACAGCAGAGATGGCTTAAAGAAGATACAAGATATGCCTATCAGGAAATAGACATTCCGATTAGGGCAAATAGTTATATTTATGACATGTCTTTTTTTGAATCGTTTATTGGGGGATTAAATAAGCGGCCATATCCAGGAAGCGCAGGGCATCATTATGATGGCAGAGGGACTACCGATCTATTATTGGTTGGAGGTAAAGTTGTTAATAATGGTAACAGTACCGGTAAGGCTTTTTTTAAGAATGCGTTTCTTGATACTCCCGTTGGTAACCAACTTGCAAATGAATTTGAAAGTGGGATGATTCATTTTTCACTTGTAAGTCGTACTCGTGATCAATTACAGAGAACAGACGACGGTGTCTATGAATGGCATGTAATAGCAAGTGAAGGCGCAGAACGTAATGATGCTATAGATACAGGTGCAGGAGCTATGAAACAAAAAACAAATGAAAAAGAGGATGATACTATCGATGATATTACAGATAACAATCCCGGGGTTCCCGGGAAACACATCAATGAAGAAGGGGATAATATGCCTTTAACAAAAGAAGAGATAATTAATCATTTAAAATCCAATACCCTGACATTCCCAGAAGTAGTTCAGGCGTATGGAATG